ACTACTACAAAAATCCAGCCTAGTGTATTTAGTACGTTTTCAATAGTCATTTGCCCTACTCCTCGTTAGTGGTGCTGCATTTGCAATGCCGATGTAGAGAGAATAGCAGATTATGCAAGCAATGCAAGCTTTATTTAATTTATTTGTATTTGTAGTTTTAAAAGGCTTCCTTTGTTATACGTTAACCTTTCTCCGTACTTTGCATACTATATAGTATGCAGTTTTCTGCTCCTACTTTGCCGATCTGATCCGGTCAGAACAGTATACAGAATGATAGTATATAAAGTTCGTAAGTGTTTGATTTATAAGTGATGGGTTTTGCAACATTCATACCAGCCTATATCCCTACTGTTAACATGGGTATTACCAGCGCCCATATACACCACGCCGAAGCCGGACAGCGCAGCTTGGATAGCGGACAGTGCAGCCTCGATAGCATCTGCGACGATAGCAGACGATGCAGGACGATAGCGTATGTTGCAGGAAGATATAGCATCTACGCCTGGCGTGGCATCTGGTGATAGTAAGTACTTACGGGGGCGTGGTATAAATACAACACTCTCCCTGTTCGACAAAGAATGCTTTGCCCTAGTAATTAACAGACGATGCCAGATGTTGCGCGAAGTTACCTGCATTTATATCTGTGTCTCTGTGTGGGCGATGCAGGGCAGGGTAGAACCGTGGAGGGAAACCGCAGCCAGGAAATGGGGCCACGTGGGGGCAAAAAAGAATTATTATAAATATATATATACCCTAAATGTAACGCCGCCACAGTTTTTCAAATAGGGGGTAGGGGTAGACTACAACGTCTATATAGCCCTAGGAAGCGTTTAAACAGCCCTAGAAGCGTTTTAATTTAAAAGTTGATAGCAGGGTAGCGGGTTGTGCTGCGAACGCCTCTTAGAGGCTCTGATGCAGGAGGTATGAATATTAAAGGAAGGTTGGGAGGTATGAGGTTCTAATGGACATACAAATCCTCATGTTCTTAAGGAAACAGCGTACTTAAGCCAATAAAGTTAAACAATCCTTACAATCAAGAGGACTGATCTGTTCACTTAGCCCAGGTATGTCTAAGATGTTCTCTTATGCTCTATGTAGCAATATATATAATATACTATATTTAAACCCATCTATATTGTTACTATATTGTTCCTACATTGTTTACTACTTAGTAGAGGGTATCACAGAATGTCTTTTTTGTCAAGCTCTTTTTGTCTCCAGTCGTTACGGTGTACACACCTCCCGACACAGAGGGCTATGCCCCCTTCACATCGACCACCAAATACTTCTTGACAAAATAAGAATTATATGTTATAATATTGGCTATAGGCTAGGGTTATGAGAAAAGACAATGACACGCAGACGCAAAAAGAGAGATCTAAAAGCAGCAGGCAAATGGTGGAGCGAGGCTCAAAAGATCGAAGCAGTAACTTGCTGGCTTGCCCTGGGTTCTATCCCTCTGACAGCAGCTGCGACAAGTATCCCAAAGGATACGCTCAGTCGTTGGCGTTATACGGACTGGTGGAAGGAGCTTGTACTCCAGATCAGATCCGAAGAAACATTAGCACTTGACGGTCGTCTTAAGAAGATTGTCGATAAGGCATTGATGGTGGTTGAAGATCGTTTGGACAAAGGTAACTTCCAATATGATCCTCGAACTGGTGAAAACATCCGTGTTCCTGTCAACCTTCGTGATTCCATGAAAGCTACAGCTGACCTTATGGATCGTCGAGAAATATTAAGTAAGCAACCGCAACAACAACAAATTGAAAAGACCATCGATGACAGACTTGCTAAATTGGCTGAAGAATTTGCTAGGTTCGCTAAAGCTAAAGATATTACTCCTCGTCAAGAAGTTCTTACAGTAGATATTATTGAACATTGAGATAGATGGAATTAACAACGGAAGTTGTCAGTGGTTTTGTAAATGCTTGCCTAATCAAGAACTTTGATTCAGCAACAGAAATCCCTGCGTTCCATAAAGAACTTTGGAAGTATTGCTGCCATAAAGAGAAGTTTGTAGCGGTCGCTGCCCCTCGAGGACACGGTAAGTCTACCGCTGTTACTTATGCTTATTTGCTGGCAGAGGTGTTGTTTAGGAAGTCTCGTTATGTATTGATTGTGTCGGATAGCTTCTCACAAGCTGGTTTGTTCCTTGGTGATGTGATTAAAGAGCTAAGAGATAACGAAGACATACACGGTCTGGTGAGATTGAGTTTGTAAAGACTACTGAAGATGACATTATTTGTAGGTTTGCAGATGGTTACACCTTTAGAATACAAGCCAAAGGCGCAGAGCAAAAGCTTCGTGGTCTTAAATGGCTTAACAAGCGTCCAGACTTGATTATCTGTGATGACTTGGAGTCTGACGAACAGGTGTTGAATAAAGACCGTAGGGAGAAGTTTAGACGCTGGTTCTACTCTGCTTTAATCCCTTGTCTTTCAGTTACAGGTAAAATACGGGTTGTAGGAACCATCCTTCACCTTGATGCTTTGTTAGAACGGTTGATGCCAGAATCTCAGTTAGGTTCCCTTGGTTCCCGTGGCTTAAAGCAGTTAATTACCAAACCCTTAAAGCAATACACAAACTATAAGACTTCTTGGTTATCCATTAAGTATCGGGCGCATACAGATGACTTCTCTGAGATACTGTGGCCTGATCGTTGGACTAAACAAGGACTAATAGAGCGTAGGGCGCAATATACGCAACAAGGTCTGGCAGACGCTTACAGTCAGGAGATGTTGAACATTCCTCTTGATGACAGCAACAGCTTCTTTAAAAAGGGTGACTTTACTCCCATTAAAGATGAAGACCGTAAAAAGAATCTTAATTACTATATTGCTGCTGACTTAGCTATTTCTCAGCGCCAGTATAGCGATTATTCAGTTTTTGCTGTAGCAGGAATGGATGAAGACCAACGATTGCAGTGTGTAAACATCATCCGAGCTAGGATGGATGCAATGGAGATTGTCGATACCATTCTTGCATTACAGCGAACTTACAAGCCGGAACTCTTTGGTATTGAAGCAGGTACTATCCAGAAGTCGATAGGCCCATACCTTAACGAAGCAATGCTTAAGTCTGACACCTTTATCAACCTAGTCTTGCTCAAGCCTAGTGGAGATAAGTTAACTCGTGCCAGGTCTATGCAAGCCCGTATGAGAGCAGGAGCTGTAAAGTTTGATATGGCTTCTGAATGGTATCAAACCTTTGAAGATGAGCTGTTACGTTTTCCTAGAGACAAACACGATGATCAGGTTGACGCTTGGGCATACATTGGATTGTTGCTAGACCAAATGCAAACAGCAAGCACTTCACAAGAACTTGATGAAGAAGAGTACCGACTTGCCCTTCATGAAGCAGGATATGATCAAGCGGGTAAAAACGCTACAACAGGATATTAATCTTGAACCTAGACCTAGAACTAGACCTTAAAGAACTTGTTTCAATGCCCAACATTGCTGAGGCATTGGACAAGGCTACGCTTGATAAGATTGGCTACAATGTCTATAAAGACTTTGAGGCTGATCTGCTATCGCGTTCCGCTTGGGAAAAGCGTACTGAAGAATCCATGAAGCTTGCACTCCAAGTCGCAGAGGCTAAGTCCTTTCCTTGGCCTGGTGCTTCTAACGTTAAGTTTCCTCTCATCACGATCGCTGCCTTGCAGTACCATGCTCGTAGCTATCCGGTTCTAATTGATGGTCAAAAGCCTGTTAATTGCCGTGTTGTTGGTGAGGATCTTGACGGTCAGAAGACTGCTCGTGCAGAGCGTATCAGCAACCATATGTCGTACCAGATTCTTGAAGAAGATGAGAACTGGGAATCAGAGATGGATCGTGTTCTTATTTCTCAGCCTATTGTCGGTTGTGCTTTTAAGAAGACTTACCGTGATCCTATTCTTGGACACAACGTCTCTGAGAACATCCTTGCTAAAGACTTCGTAGTTAACTATTGGACTAAACACCTTAATACGGCTCCTCGTATTTCCCACATCCAGTATTTCAGTAAGAACGATATTTATGAGCGTGTAGCTCGTGGTTTGTTCTCTGAGATGACGGAAGAACGTCCTTCACAAGTTCCACAAAGCAACCTGACTATTGCTCAAAGCAAAGCACAAGGCTTTACTGCTCCTGAGTCAATGGATGACAGTACGCCTTATGAGGTTGTGGAACAACATCGCTACCTTGACATGGATGGCGATGGTTANGCAGAGCCGTACATTGTCTGGATTCGCCGCGANAACAAACAAGTGCTGCGTATNGTAGCNCGTTTNTTTGATAGCTCTGTTAAGCGAAATGACAAAGGCGATGTACTTTCCATTGTTCCAGAAAACTACTTCACGAAGTTTCCATTTATTCCCTCTCCTGATGGTGGATTTTATGACCTCGGCTTCGGAGTATTGCTTGGCCCGCTCAACCAAAGTATTGACACCCTCCTTAACCAGCTTATCGATGCCGGTACTATGGCAAACACAGCCGGTGGCTTCTTATCGAGAGGCATTAAACTTCGTGGTGGCAACTACAACTTTGCCCCGCTAGAGTGGAANCACGTTGATTCTACGGGCGATGACCTGCGTAAAGGTATTATGCCTTTGCCAGTGCGTGAGCCAAGCCAAGTGTTGTTTACCTTGCTCAACCTGCTGATCTCTTATGGTGAGCGTATTGGTGGTTCTGTGGATATTCTGATGGGTCAAAACCCAGGACAGAACACTGCTGCTGAAACAACCCGTACTATGGCAGAACAGGGAATGAAGATTTTCTCTGGTATCTTTAAGCGTACTTACCGTAGTTTAAAGGATGAATTCAAGAAGATGTATCGCTTGAATCAATTGTACACACAAGGCATTGAGGAGTATAGCAGTGATACAGGCGCTAATTTCGTGGATGCGGATGACTACTCTGGCTCTGTGTCTGATGTACGTCCTAGTGCAGACCCAAGTATTGTTTCAGACGGACAACGACTTCAACAAGCCCAAGCACTGATGGCTGTTGCTGGCCCAGATATGAATATGTACGAGGTTAAGAAGAATTACCTCAAAGCATTGAAAGTAACAAATATTGAAGCTGTTCTTCCAGATCCTAAAGGCCCTAACGCTATTAAGCCAAGTCCTTCAGAGAAGATTCAAATTGAGACTATGCGTCAACAGGCTAAGGCTGCTGAAGCACAACTGCAAGCTAAACTGGCTGTTATGAAGATGGCACAAGCTGCTGAGGTTCAACAAGCTAAAATCCATAAGCTTGAAGCAGACGCTATTCTGGCTATTGAGCAAGCTGGTGGTGTTAAGACAGGCCATGATATTGCAATGCTTGACGCACAGATTGGTGCTGCTAAGGCACACCGCGATGATATTCAATCATCAATTGCAACAATGATGCAACTAGAGAAACATATGAATGAAATGTCTGCACCAAAACAACAGGAGCAGCAAGCACCAGGTATGTAACAACTAAGGAGAGAAAGTGGCTATTGTTGTAACCCCAGAAGAGTTTTTGGATTGGAAGTCAGCAAGAGTTACCAGAGCTTTTATGAAAGCATTGGATAACGACAGGGAATGGCTTAAAGAGACGTTGTTGGCAGGTACTGAGAATGATGAAAGTATTCGAGGTCGTGCAGCAGCTATCACAGCAATTCTTAGCCTGACATACGAAGAGTTAATGGAATCAGTAAAGGAAATGAAAGATGTCTAACGTATCTGGGATTAACCCTATCTTTGATCGTGTATTGATCCAACCACTGGAAGTAGCTAAGAAGACCGATTGGGGTTTTCAACTAAGCTCACAAGAAAATGGAGAACGCGAACAACTTGCTAACACTACCGGCGTTATTATTGCCCTTGGTGATGAAGTTGAA